CAATATAATCAGTGTAGTTATTTCCATTTTTTACAACTTTAGTTACTTTAAATTTTCCATTGAAGTTGCCATCATCAAAATTTTTAACTTCTATTTCATCGCCTACCTCTAATCCTAGAATTGCTTGTCGTAGGTATGTTTTTACGGTAGAGTCGGTTTCGATATAAAAGAATAATCCAAAAGAAGTTTCTATGCCAGAAATAAAGTTACCATTGGATCCCCAAGAATCATTGATTATGATGCCTTCTTTTAATAGTATGTCACCAGAAGAAGTTTTTAATTCTTTTGTTTCATAGTGGTGAATACCGTTATAAAGATTATCATAAGATCCATATCTTTCTAATAATATTTTATCAAAAGCAGTTTGTGGTAATGGCCATTCTGTTTGGATATTTAAGATGTTATTAGATAGCAATATCAACCAGTCTAATCTCTCATCGCCATATATTTTAAATGCTACATTATCTGGTCTTTCATCTCCAATAATTTTATATTTTGTAAAATATTGCAAGTCGCCGAATATATCTTCACGAATTTTCCCTCTTTTGAAGAGATTTTTTACTGTGATGTAATCTGATATTTTTGCGCCTGGTAGGCGACTCACATAATCAAAATTTGGAATATCTCTGAAGTATAGTGACATATTAGTAACCTATTGAATCTTCTGCTATTGCTATTGCTTCGTAGTCATCATAATATATTGGATCCAATTCAGTAAATGACATGGATAGTTCATATGAAGTCATAGTACCTGCTACATCATTATATGTCATGTATGTATTAGAAGGTGTATAATTTACTGTAAAATTTCTTAATGCGCAGGTTTTAAATAAATTTAGTGACTTGTGGGTGTCAACTTTTTTTGTTTTTATGTCATCTCCTCTAATGTATTTTATATCGAATACATTTGGAGTTTCTAAAAATAGATTTCCAGTACTTCTTTGGACAGCCATATATTGTTTAAATACTCTAATAATTTTTCTTACTACTGTTCCTTCTTTTTCTGTTCTTGGAGTTAGCTTAAAATTAAAGGTGAAATTTCTAAGATCTGGTGATTCGAACAATAAAGTTAAATTTGGATTTGTTACTGCACCACCTGTTCTAGATAATAAATTAGTGTTTGAACTAATTGCCATTTTTGCCAAATAATTTTGAACTGCAGTAACTATTTCTGGAGTTATTTTATCTTGTGGTGCTATGGTTTGGCCAAATTTATTTGCCATGTCTTCTAGATAATTGCTTCCAGCATTCATTCCACTTAAGCTAATATTTGCTCCCATCATTTCTAATATCCCAAGTTTCGAATCTCCCCAAGAAACGGTGTTTGTATCTGTTATATTTGGTTGTATGGGAAGAATTATTGTACCTCTTGAATCTTTGTATTCACCTCTTGGGTCAAACAGAAGATTGTTACTGGATAGTTTCTGTGAAATGTATTCAAAAATTTTAAATTGTATGAAATCTTGTCCATTTTTTTCTATTTTTTCTGGATATATAAGAGTACCAAAATCTTTTGTTTTTTTTATATCTATTTGTTCTGGTAAAGCTGCTGTATTTAAATCAGTGGGAGGTGGTTCGTCATCATTGTTATTGCTTACCCCAGGACCTATCTGTGCATTTGGATTATTTCTATTATATGCATCTACTTTGGCCAATATTGTAGAATTAATTTGCGATTGGACTGTAGTAGTAGTTGCACCAGTCCAACCGCCACGCCGATTAGCTAGTGCTTGTAGGCTGTCATATATTTGTGGATTTTGAGTGCCATCTAAAACCCTATACACTATTTGCCCATCAGTTCTTATTACAAACTCAAGATTTTTTATATTCAGATCAGTTGAACTAGTATTGGGAAAAGCCTTAACGAATCCTGATGGATTACTTGCCGTTATTGTTGTTAGTACATTTTTCCCATCTTCATCGTTATATGCAGAACTTACAACACCAATGCCAGTTCCTATATTTGGCGTTGAAATTTGCCAGGTATAATCCATCAGAAATCCCCCTCAAATGTAAGAGGATCAATCATCTCAATTTTTTGTAGAGTATGAGACATTTATATTATTTTTTATATCTATTTATCGTTTAGAAATCAATACTGGATAAAAAGAAGGTACCCTCAAAACATATTCTAATTCTTGTGGCTTTATTCTATAAAACATCGATTGTATTCTAGAATAATTATAAGTTCTTATTGGACTTTCGATGTATTCTGGTCTTCTTTGCCAATGGTAATTTACTCCTTTGTAATAATTATTTTCTTTAGATGTGATTAGACTTACTGGGTGGACATCATACCATTTTCCTTGAGTAATTCCAATGTATTTGAAAGTGTAAATTTTTCCAACTTCTATTGTTTCTTCTGTTCTTCCCATTCTAGCAAGAATATCTACCAGAGCATTATAGTAAAAATTTGGAGATTTATTTTTGGGTAAGTTATCGATTAAATTTTTGAAACTATAAAATTCTTCTTTTTGTCTTTCTAAATCTCTTTTTCTTTTTTGTAGTTGTTCATATACATATACTTTTGCATTTTCTTTTTTTAATTTTTGTTCTTCAAATATTATTTCCTGTTCTTCTCTTTGTAGTTTTCTTTCCGTTGCTTTTCCCAGAGTAGAAAACCAAGTTCTAACTGTACCAAATATAGTCCACAATCTTCTTGCTTGATTACTTAAAGGTTTAAACATTTTAGATTCCCAATTCCCTTTCGGTGATTATTTTGAATACTATTCCGTTTTCATGGCAAAATTTTTCTGCTGCTTCCCATTTAGCTTGATTTATTTGGTATGTTTTCATTTCGTTCAACCAAGTTTTTGTTTTCTTTTTTGGTGTTGGGTTTGGTGGAATAGTTTGTCGTTTTGGCTTTATTTCTATGAGATATTTTTTTATTTCTCCATTTGATTCTTTTATTTTTATGAATAAGTCTGGAAAATAACGATGCACTTTTCCAGTAATTGGATTCCTATATGGCACCCAACCTTCTTCCGATCCCCAAGAAATAATACTTTCTGATAAATCACACCATTTAAATGCTCTCAATTCATAAGAGGAACGATATACAATTTGAGCTGGATTTCCAGAATATTTTTTTGGATTTATTGGAGAGTAAAATCCTTGTATATAATTCTTAGGCACTCTATAAATAATCAATAGACATTAAAAATATTTATAGATGGCAGAGAATAGACATCAACCTGCTTTCAATTCGCCTCAGTCAATGAGCACCATAAAGACAAAGCTATTAAGACCAGCTTTGACTTCCCATTTTTCTTGTGAATTTTTACCCCCACCTTCTGTTTCTGGTGGGTGGACCACAGATAAGAGGATAGCATTTGGTGAAGGTAATAAGAATTTTGACAAGGGTTTAATTTATTTGTCTTGTTGTGATGCCACAATGCCTGGGTCCACATTCTATACTCATGATGTAATGGATTATACTGGAGTTACAGAAAAAATTCCATATAGAAGAGTATATGATGATCGTGCTGATTTTACTTTTTATGTAGATGGAGAATATGAAGTTATTAAATATTTTGAATTTTGGATGCAATATATTGCAAATGAACAATATACAAAAGATTATAATAACCAAAAATTTATTAAATCCGAGTACTCTTATAGGATGGCATACCCAGATGGAACTGGAAAAGCCAATGATGTATCGAGAGGATATAGAACGGATATCCATTTGACTAAATTTGAAAGAGATTATGGTGGATTATCTGGGGACAACTCTGGAAAATCTTTAACATACAAATACATTGATGCATATCCAATATCAATTATGTCAATGCCTGTTAGTTATGAATCTTCTCAACTATTAAAATGTACTATATCATTTGCATATACTAGGTACATATTATTACCAAGTGCAATTGATACTATAGATAAACCAAACCCAAAACCACAAGAGTCTAGTGCGAATGGTCCTGCCAGCGCCGCCCCAACTAGTGCCACTAATAGTGTTACTAATGGTCCTGCTAATGGTTCTAATAATAGGACTATTAATAGAGTAAATTTATATTCCGGTAGCTAATATCTTTAAAGAATATACTATTGGTGGATATACATTCGAACTTTAAGAATAAATAATCAAACGAATTTAATATTATTCATTTAATATGCCTTTACCAAAAATTGCTACACCAGTCTTCGAATTGGATTTACCGTCAACTGGACAAACAATCAAGTACAGACCATTTTTAGTAAAAGAAGAAAAACTTTTATTGCTCGCATTAGAATCAGAAGATACAAAACAAATTACTACTGCAATTAAGACAGTAATTAAAAATTGTATAGAAACTAGAGGAATAAAGGTAGAAGCTCTTCCTACATTTGATATTGAATATTTGTTTTTAAATATTCGTTCGAAATCAGTTGGGGAAGAAGTGGAATTATCTATTATATGTCCAGATGATGGAGAGACTGCAGTTCCAGTTAAAATTGATATCGATGATATTCATATTCATAAAAATGAAAATCATACAAATAAAATTAAAGTAGATGATTCAATTATGATGGAAATGAGATACCCATCTTTGGATCAATTTATTAAAAATAATTTTGATTTTTCCGGTCAAAATGCAACCGAACAATCATTTGAAATGATTGCCGATTGTGTGGATAAAATTTATACTGAGGAAGAAGTTTGGACTTCATCTGATGTAACCAAAAAAGAAATAGTGGAATTTTTAGATCAAATGAATTCATCTCAATTTAAACAGATTGAGACTTTCTTTGAGACTATGCCAAAATTATCCCATACAGTAAAAGTAAAAAATCCAAATACAAAAGTTGAATCAGAAGTTGTTCTTGAAGGGTTATCTAGTTTTTTCGCATAGGTCTTTGCCATATGGACCTTGAGAATTACTTTAAGTTAAATTTTGCTCTCATGCAATATCATAAATATTCATTAACTGAGATTGAAAATTTGATGCCATGGGAGAGAGATATCTATGTGGCACTCTTAAATCAACATTTGGAAGAAGAAGAAGCAAAATTAAAGAAGGCGTCGCTTTAAGATAAATGGCAAAAAAATGGTCTATTGCTAGCATTAAATTTCCTAGAAATAGGCCAAAAAATCAGGCTATAATTTTTGCTAGAAACTTAGGTATCAATGAAGCAGCTGACCCTGAACTATATTATTATGTCATAAAATGGTATGTAGAAACGAATACAGGAGACGAGTTTCCAATATCAGAAAATGAATATGACGAATTTGAAGAGGATTCTTTAGAGGGAGATTTTGGAAAAATTCATGATAAAGTATTAAAAGAAATAGAAGCATATCAAAAAGAACAGAAGAAAAATAAAAAACCAACCGCATCAAAAAGACCTCCAAAAGCACCAACTAAAAAATCACCTACACGACAAAGACAAAGAAAATCAACTGCTAATAAAAATCAAAACCCAATTTCGGAAGTATCTTCGTCCACAAATGTAGATACTCAGAACAAAGAAACCTGTTGCGAAGATATAAAAGATAAAATAGAAGATCTTTTAGGTGAAATAAAAAGAGGAGCAATCCAATTACAGAAAAAAGAACCTGGTCCAAGGACAAGACCAACTTCAAGGTCAGCAAGTACCTTTGTGAGTCCTTCTAATTTTAGGACTAGGAATGTAAGAATCGCTAGAACAACACTAGAAAGATCTCGTGCAGTAATCGATAATGGTGGGGGCGGAGGAAATAATGGAAGAGTTGGTGGCGGTGGTGGCGGTGGTGGATCAAACGATCCAATGGTGCAAATATTATTGAAAATACAAAAATCAGTAGATAATATATTAGCTGTTCTTTCAGCGCAGAGAGCAACGACCATAAAAACACAAAGAGTTGAGAGAATAACACAAGAGCAAAATAAAAGAAAAGAAGCAGAAAATCAATTAGAGTCTTCTGCGAAAAAAACATATGATTCATTTCAAAAAGTGATGTCTCCTGTAAAAGGAATATTGGATCGCATTTTTGATTTTATATTTTATACTTTACTCGGAAAAGCTTTCACTGAATTAGTTAAATGGATATCTGACCCAAAAAATAAGAAAAAAATAGAATCTTTAAAGAGATTTTTTAAAGATTGGTGGCCAGCGATTCTTGGCACATTCATATTATTTGGAACAAGATTTGGTAAATTCATACGATCTACAGTAGGATTAGCAATAAATCTTACAAAATATATTCGTGCAATTGGTATACCAGGAATATTGAAGTTATTAAAGACCTTTGGAGTTCGTTCTTTATATGCTGGAGCAGCAGTTGCTGCAGCATACGGTGGATATCAATTATTAAAACCAAAAAATGAATCAGAAAAAATAAAACAACCAAAACCACAACAACAAAATAGTCCAGAAGAAAAAAAGATAAAACCACAACCGCTGCCGCCTTCTTATGCGTTCAATAGAGGTGGTATAATTCCTCAACGAAATTCTACTCCAATAGAAAAGATTGCTTTGGATGGAAGTCAACAAATCACTAGTAATTCTGGATTGGATATCACTGGTGCTGGACCTGATACTCAATTAGTTGCAGCCAGACCAGGTGAAATTGTTGTAACCCCAGAAGATGCAAAGGACATTCAAAATAAAACTGGATTGAATTTATATCAATTTGTGGCAGGAAGAAAGCCAAAATATGCCAACAACATTCAGATGGCAAAAGATGGAGGTATTGTTGGTGGTGGTAAATTAAGCGCAGCCGATTATAATTCTCTACTCGCCATTTCAGCACTAGAAGATGATACAGCACAAGGCAGAGCAGATGTTGCACAATCAATTTATAATCGATTACAAGCAGCAAATAATTATGGTGCAAATTTTTACCAGAAAAAAGATACAATAAAAGATATTATCATTGCTAAAGATCAATATCAACCAGTATTTGGTAATATTTCAGACTGGAAAAACATTGTAGACAGAAAAACTGCTGCACTTGCGGTGATGAATTCTACAAAAGGAAAAAAATATAATTGGAATATGCAGGAAGCTTTAAGGCAAATGTCTGACACAGAAAAAGCCCTGAAAAATATAAAGCTACAACAACAAGCGCAAAACTTTATTGGCACTAGAACTGCATTTCGCGGAAAAAGTGAACAGCCCTATATGAGACCAGACAAAGGAGATATACTAAGAAATAAAGATTCTAATTTCTTTATCCATGAAGGAAACTATGGAAATAAACCTGCGCCAATTCCAGCTCAATTCCAGGCACCACCTCCACCAAAACCAAAACCAAAACCCCAAGGATTCTTAGAGCCTTTGTGGAATAATATTCTAAGATTTACTGGACTTAAAACCTCTGATGCATCACTGGCTCCAGTTACTCCAAATGTAAGGCAACCTGGAAAACGAGTTCAAGGTAAAGGTAATTTTACCATCACAGAATTGCCACCAGTAATGGTTTCTTCCAATCAAAATATAGCTCCAGGAGCTAAGAATGGAAGCCAAGTCCCTGCACTTTCTCCGATTCCCCCAAATAGAGAAGAAAGAGAAATTACACTTTCTGCATATGGGTTGACATAAAATGGCGCAAAATAATGTAACTCCAACTACACCTATCATACCAGGGTCAAGAAGAGGACCTGGTGGAGGTGGAAATGCACCTTTGAGTATTTTGACATCAATTCACCAAAGTTTAAAGAAAATTGAAACTTTGGTTAAATTTAATTCTTCCCTTTTGTCCAACCAAAAAGAGCAACAAAGAAGACGAGCAATAACGCAGACAAGACAACAACAGGAAAAGCAATCCGAAACACCAAAACTCGTAAATCCATTAAAATATCTACAGGGAGCATTACCTAAAACTGGATTCCTAGATGCAATTCGTAATTTTATTCTCTATACTTTTATGGGATTTGCATTCACTAAACTAGTGAAGTTTCTCCCAAAAATATTAAGCACATTAAAGTTTATAGATCCTTTTATAAAATTTACAGAAAATTTTGTTGGATCTGTATTTAAAAATTTTGTAGATGCCATTGATCTTGGTTATGAACAATATGATAAAGTAAGATCATTAGCAAAACAGGTCGGTGGAGAAAAATTTGAAAAGCAATTTGATGACCTTTCATCTGCTCTAAACAAATTTTTAAATACCGCAATTATTGTTGGATTGGCAATTGCTGGTTCTGGTGCAGTTGGAGGTGGTGGAGGTAAAAAGTTACCCACAAGAATCTCTCCTAGATCTGGTGTAGGTGGACCTGGTGGATCAACAAGATTAAGTCAATATTTTAGTCAGACTCGCGCACAAGAGGCAGTTACAAAAAAATATGGATTTGATGCAGCACGACTATATCAAGACAAAATTAATAAAGGATTAACTCCAGCTAAAGCATTAGAAGCAGTCAGAGAAAGATTTTCACCAAGAGCTATTCCTGCTGCTGGATTGGCTGGAAAAGGAAGAACTTCAGGTAGAATTGGAGCAAGAGGATTAGGAAAGACACAGCAGCGTACATCATTAAAATTATTTGGAAAAGCTGGCACAAAAATATTAGGCAAAATTCCAATTATAGGTCCAATAGCGGACTTTTTAATTAGTACATTGATATTTAAGGAAAGACCAGATAGAGCTGCTGCTGGTGCTGTTGGTGGTGCCGTTGGAGCAGCACTTGGAAGTTTTCCTGCTTTGATTCCCTTTGGTGGTCCAATTTGGGGTGGAATTCTTGGAGATATTGTTGGTAGATCATTATTTGATGCCGCAACATCCATGCAAGGTCAAGGTGAAAAAATACAAAAAAGAGCATCAGGAGGTACAATTACTAGGGGCAATAGATCACCAAATAGAACAATCAAAAGAACTATTTCGAGAAGAAAATCTACTTTACAAAAACCAAAAGGCCAACCACCCCAGCCTGGAAAAAATATTGGTGGGCTGAAGCAAATTAAAAAAATATTTCCATCACCAAAAAAATCAGGAAAGAAAAATCCACTAAGAGCATTAAAAACTATATCAGAAATTATGAATAAAAACCGTGATCCACTTTTTGGTGGAATCATGATGGCGACTGCAAATTTACCTTTGGGTCAAAAGCCAGATCCCCTATTGAATCAAGAAATTAAAAATAATTTTGCTGCATTGATTGACAATGCAATCGCAGCACAATCAGCAAAAGATGTTAATCAAATTGGTAGATCAATTTTTACAGCAGCACAAGGTGGTGTAGTTCCAGTTCAAAGAACAATTAATAAAAATGGACCAACAATTGGACAGCAATTAGGTGATGCAATATCTCGTTCATTTAAAAATGCTCTTGACAATAGAACTAATCAGATATTTCAAAGTCTTAGAAAAGAGATGGGACTTAAAGGCGATGGACCTGGAGTAAGTACACCACCTGGTGGTGGTCCTGGAAATATAATTGTAAGTAGTAATAGCCCAAATTTTTGGTTACTTGCAACTGGAGCACTATTTGAAAATTCTGATCCTCAAGGTGCAGCTGATGTGGCACAAGTAATTTATAATAGAGTATCTGCTCCTGGTGATCCTTGGAAGACAAATGGGAGTATGAGAGCTGCTATATTATCGCCAGCACAATTTACGCCAGTAAGTAGATATGGTGGTGTCTCAGCTTGGTCAAAAATTATAACCAAGGAAGACGCTATTAGATTCGCTACATCCAATGGAAAAACACAAGCTGGATTAGAATCAGTGGCAGCTGCTTTATTAGATACAAATAGACAAAGATCAGCTAGAACTTTTGTTGGACCAAGAGATGCATTCAGAGCTACGACCCATGAGAATAGATTATATAATCAATTAGATGATAGTACTGAAGTTACTAGACATGGGCATATTTTTGGATTTGAACCTGGTGGGGCACAGATTGCTGCATTTAAGGCAGGTAAACTATCTCCAGCTCAAGTTTCATCTCAAACTAGAGGAACTGTAACTCAAACTGGTAGGGGTGGACTTCCTCTGACTGGAGAAAATGGAAGACTAAAACCATCACAACTTACTAGAGTAGGTACACTTGCTGATCCTCCAGATTATAACGATTGGTATGGTAATGGGGCATACCTAAGACACGATGCTGCCAGACAATTTCTTAAAGCAAAATCAGATGCAAGTAAACAAGGAATTACATTGATACTTACCTCTGCATACAGAAGTTTAGAGCATCAAAGAGCATTACAAGGAATATATTCAGTTGTAGGTGCACCAGGAACTTCTCAGCATGGTGAAGGTAGAGCACTTGATATTAGACCTTCAACAAAAGGTTGGAACTGGTTTGTTACTAATGGACCAAATTATGGTTGGTATTATGCTGCAATTCCAGGTGATGATGTTCACTTCGAATTTAGAGGAGTTGTAACGCAAACTCCACCACAACCACCTGCCCAAAATCCACCACCACAACCACCTGCCCAAAATCCACCACAACCAAACCAACCAATAAAAAATCAAGGTGTCATATTTAAAAATGGAAAGTTTTATAAACTTGGTCTATTTGGATTTGATCAAGAAATAGATGTGACCGATAGAAATAATACGCAACTTAGACAAATTCCAACCTTTGGATTGGGTAGAGGAAAAGAAGGAGAAATAAAACGAGCAGCAAATGGTGTTTACTATAAATTTACAGGTGGAAAGTGGATAGGTCTTCATGCAGGTGGAAATGCTTCTATTCAAAATAATATTCCATCTTCTTTAGTTGCACAAGCACAATTCACTCCTTTACCAATAAAAAATACAATGGACATGATTCAACAATATGATCAGTCATCCGAAGATCAGATTGTGAATACGCATCTTTTGGTAGTAAATAAAATTCAAACTGCGTAAATAATACATAAGACGAACAGAAAATGAATAAAATAAACCCAAGAGAATTTAGAATTAGAAGTAGAGACGGTAAAGTTGAAGAATATGCTGAGACTTCTATTACAACATTTAGTTACTGGGAAAGTATTCTTTCTACCTCCATACAAGCAAGCGTAACTTATGTTGACACTGGAAATAGAAACACCGCAAATTCAGGGTCTGGTACAGAGTCTAATGGTCTTGATATTGTAGGAACAGAAAAAATATATGTATCTTTTTATGATGAGGATAATAATCAAATAAGATTTAATACAGATACGACTGCATTTAGAATATATGATGGCAATCCAGTTTTATCAGATACAAAAAAAGAAGTTCTTTCTTTTAATTTATGTACCACAGAATATCTTAAAAAATTTTATAGCGACTATTATGTAACTGGATTTTATGAGGGAAAAATATCAGACTCTGTAAATAAAATATTAAAAGCAGATTTAAAAACTAAAAAACCAGTATATATTGATGAAACAATTAATCCATTGAGGTTCGATGGTTGCGTAGATTGGACTGCACAAGATGCTCTACTTTGGCTTGCCCCACAATCTATTCCAAATTTACCTTCAGCAAAAGGAAAAACAGCTGGATATTTCTTTTATGAAACATCAGAAGGATTTAAATTTAAGTCAATAGATGTTTTATTGGGCCAACAAAAAAAGAGAACATTCATATATACGAATTCAGTTGATACTCCTAAAGGATGTGATGCTAGAATTTTGACTACTCCGATGTTTAAGAGTTCAGTGAATGCAGTAAATCTTATAAAACAAGGAGCATATAATTCTTTAACTTATGTATATGATCCGGTATATGATAAAGTTAAACCGACTACTACTGATAAATCTGACCAAAAATCTGGGATATCAATGGCAGGGAAAAATATGCCAGACTTTATAGATCCAGATTTTGCTGGAACTACTAAAACAAACTTCACAACTAAAGATTTAACTATGCTCCCTGGAGTTAGTGCAGAAGAACAATTAGCTAGATCGAATGAAGAAAATTTAATTGTAGAAGATATAATAAATCAATCCCAGATGAGATATCAACAATTATTTGCAATTGAAGTTCAATTTACTATATTTGCGGATTTGACTTTACATGCAGGTGATATGGTTGAGTGTTTATTTCCAGAGATTTCTAATGACAATAAAACTAGTTCAAAGAAATCTGGCCTATATATGATAGTAGACCTATGCCACCAGATCTCAACTAATGGTCCATCTTATACGGTATTGAAATTGACTAGAGATTCATATGGCAGGAGAATCAATCAATGAAAACAAAAATCTACGAGACAATTCTAAAAATAGAAAAAGAATTGGACACGGAATGTTCAAAGCAAAGAAGAAGACATCTGGAAAATGAGTTAGAAAGACTACTTGAGTACATTGAACACCATCCAGATGCAGAATACACTCCAAGTCCACTAGAATTATTTTGTGATGAAAATCCAGATGCATTGGAATGTAGAGTATATGAGGATTGAGTATGGGAATTAGTCGTGGCATACGAAGTGGACAATATTCAAATGCGAATGATTATGGATTTTATGGAGATTATGATGCGGTTGTAGTCGAATGTAGTTGGATTTCGGAGAAAAACTCTGGAAAGAAAGAATCGTTAGAAAAGAAGCGAGAAAAAGATTCTTCTGGTAATACAAAAAAACCTGCCAAAAGAAAAGTAAGAGTTAGAATAAATGGCATCCATTCTCCTGATGCAACTAAATTGCCTAACAATAAATTGCCTTGGGCAGAAATAACCGCACCAGCAAGCAGTGGAAGTGGATTTTTATTTACCGGACATATTGCACAGATTTCTCCAGGTGATTCAGTTATAATAAGATTCAGGAATGGCAATAGAACAAAACCAGTTGTAACTGGAGTTAAAAGCAGAACATTTTATGAAAATTCATATGGAGAATTTGATCCAAAAAATGCACTAAACTCATTTTCTCCTACATTAAATGTAGTAATTCCAAATTATGGGTTTGAGGGAAATAGTGTTTATAATTTTAATGCCGTAGAGTATTCTGTAACAGAAAATTTTCATAGTAATATACAACCTTTCGAAACCGATTTGGCTATTCCATGTGCAGGCGAAGTCGAAGATGCCACGGAAGTAAAGACTGCATTATCAAATGCAATAAAAGAAATAGAGAACTTTAGAAAAAATGCTGCTCAATTTGCTCAAAATAGATTGCAATTTGTTGGTGAAGTACAATTAAAAATAGACAAATACGCAGAGATTGTTTCCGGTTGGATCTCAGCTAAAATAAAATGGCTACAAGAAGAAATATTAAAACGAATAAATGCTGCATCCGTATCGACAGCAAATGCTTTATCATTGAATTCTAGATTCCCAATTAGAGAGGGTCAAAGTATATTAGTGCAAGCAATATACTGTCTTTTTAATAAAATATTAGACAAAATTACAGATGCAATAGTTAATTTATTGAAGGATTTAATTGATAGATTTATTATAGTTCCATTGTGTGCCATTGAGAATTTATTGCAGTCTATATTGTCAAAAATATTAGGACTTCTTACATCTGTTTTAGGATCTATTGCATCATTAATCGGCGCAGTTGCTGGAATAGTAGATCAAGTATTGGGGTTCGTGATTGATCTGCTGTCAATATTTGATTGCGAACCACCAAAAAAATGTCCAGATGTAAATAAATGGAATTTACTTGAGGGCGCTGGAGATAATGCAGAAGGATTTGAATTAGATATCAATTCAATTTTAAAACAAGCAGAAAGTTTTGCGCAACAAGTTACAGACATTACAAAATTAGTATATGATCCAGACACTGGAGAATTATTGGGAGTTGATATTGACGATTTTAGTTTCGATTTAAATGATGTATTAAGTGATTTAAGTTGTGAAGGAACTCCTCTTCTTTGTGGTCCACCTAAAATTACATTCTTTGGTGGCAATGGATCTGGTGCCGCAGGTAACACAATTATTAGTTCTGCTGGTGAATTGTTAGGAGTTGATATAACTAATACTGGATCGGGATATTCTGACACTCCATTTGCATCAATTATAGATGAATGCGGAAAAGGTAGTGGTGCTGTAGTAAAACCTAAAATTGGAATTATCCCACCAGAATTGGAATTCATTGCAACCCCACTTTCGGGTGGAGCTGTACAATTAAAATGGAAGACAAAACGAGCAAAAGTAGTTGAAACTAATTTTGGGTCAACAGAACTTTCTGGTACCACCAGTGTTACTCCAACACAAGATACAAAATATACAGTAAAAGCAATAGGAAAATATGGTCAATACAGACAAAAATCTCTTTTAGTAAGAGTCAATAATAATGCTATTGAATATGACCCTGATATTTTCACTACAATAGATCCAGATAATATAAATCCACCAATAGATTCTGAAATCGATAATGGCAGTGGTGATAATGGTGGAGGTGATAATGGCAGTGATGGTGGTGGTAATGGAGGAAGTGATGGTAGTGGTGATAATGGTGGCGGTGATAATGGTGGCGGTAGTGGAGAATGTCCCCCATTAAAACCATTTATTTCAACTCGTAGACCTCCAATCGAAATAGATCCAGAAGATCTTGGAGTAGTTTCAGTTTTGGTTGTGGAGCCAGGATATGAATATCTTGCAACTCCTGATGGAAGTCTTGGTGGGGAAGGAAGGACTTGGGCAAATCCAGAAGATACAATAGTAAGAAGAAAAGATGGAAAATATGATTTGCCGTATCCTCCAAATTCTGTAGTTCAATTGAATCAATGCGATTATGTCAACCCACCAGGAGAAGATCCATTTAGACCAGATGAAGATACTGAATATATTACACCAGAACCTCCACTTGGATATGATACAATAACTCGTGGGATATCACCTAGTTTTGAAAATGGTGATTATGGAGTTGTACTTTACATTTGTGAGGTAGAAATTTTAAATGCTGGTGGTGCATATTCCCCAACAGATACAATCACTGTTACACCAGATAATGGGGCACAATTGCAGCCAACATTTGATAAAAATGGTTCTTTGATAAAAGTTAATATTATTTCTTCTGGTAGTGGATTCTTAGAATTCCCAAGTATTACAGTAAATTCTAAGACCGGATTCAATGCACAATTGATACCAAAATTATGTGTTGAGAGAGTTGGAGATCTATTGGAAGACGATGTAAATAGATATAGTGGACAACAAATTATATCTGTAATTGATTGTGTAGGTAGAAATTAATGGCACAAGAAAAAAATGTTTATGCACATAGGGTTGGAAATAAAGATGGTGAAATTGTATTTGGAAATGTAGATAAAAACAATACTCTATCTGGAGTGAGCATTCGTAATGGATTTCCATTTCCAATTGGACATTATACCCAACTAAATTCAACTGGAAAATTTGCTGGTGGAACTACAAACCGTTGTCCTGGGACATATCAGATTAAATGTGGAGATTATCCAGTAGAAGGAGTTGGATTTGTTTTACATGCTGTTGATGGAGATATTATTATTGGCGCACCAAGTGGCAGAGTTAGGATATTTGGAGAAACTGTCGATATCATCGCAACTGGAGCAGGTACATTAAAAGGAGACATAAATATCTCAGCAAATAATAATGTTAATATTGATGGAAAGCAAGTCAATGCAAAAGCAACTGCAGCAATGAAATTTGTCAGTTCTGGTAATGGATACATCACAGTAAGTAATGTTTTATATCAAAGTGCAGCATTTATGAAAAATGCAACTGCAGCAACTGTTAAAATTCCACCATCTTTTACTGGCAATACTGGACCTCTGGAAACAATACAAACAATAAAGAAAATATTATCTACCTTTTTATAATAAATGTCAGCAGATTATTGCGCGATTAATGTTAGCGATCAACTATCAATATCAGCAAACCCAACTGGTATTGGACCACCAATTCCTATTCCAATTACATTTAATACTTTAAGTGGATTTCTACATGTAAGTACTGCATCTCTACTTGGAAATCCTTTGGTATATCCTGCACCACTAGGAAATGTGATGATTGGTCGGAGTTCCGATCTAAAATTAAAAGCATTACCAATGCTTTATGTTAGAAGCACACCAGATCCACCAACACCAAGAGATGTTGTTTTAGGTGATCCAGTTGGTCCAGTTGGGATTGCAGTCAATTCGTTGATTATTAATATATTAAATGCTTCTTCGATTAATGTTGCTTCTCCGTTGTCTAATTGGACTGGAATTAAAAACTTACTTGGCGCAGAAACAATCACTGGAGCAAAAGCTCAAACTGGAGCAGAAGCAAGATCTGGATTAAAAACAATCAATGGATCTACGGTTATTAATGGAAATTTGGATGTCATTGGTAGTCTATTTTGTAGAAATGTTGATCTTATTGGGACAATTAATGTTCAAGGATGGAAAGAATTTGATATTCCACACCCAACAAAACCAAATCATAGATTAGCTCATGCATGTATAGAAGGACCTGAAATTGGAGTGTATTATCGTGGTAGATTAAATAATAATAATATAATTAATCTACCAGATTATTGGAGAGGATTAGTCGATCCAGAATCAATATCAGTTCAATTAACACCACATGGATGCTATCAAGAATTATATGTGAAAGAAATTGAATGGGGATCTAAAATTATTATAACCAATAACTCAGGTGGTCCAATAAATTGTAGTTATGTCGTTTTTGGTAAGAGAAAGGATGTACCAGATTTAGAAATAGAATATATTGGAACTGAAATGAAAAGGAGATAGTAATGGCAGTATCAAAAAAAATTAAAGACGATATCAGTAAAAAAAGAGAACAAAAAGAAAAAAATATTGAAAATTATAAACAAGAATTATTAGTTGTTGATGCAGAAAAAGAACCTTATGATATTGCAACTAGACAGTTAGATCTTGATATACTAGCTTCTATTGAAGTAGTCAATCAATCAATGTATGACACTCAGGCGGCATATCAAGCTAGAATGGATTCTGGTTGTTATAGTGATTTATTTTGGAGAGCAGTAAACTATACTATAGGAGATCTTACAGTTGATATTGTTGTAGATCAATCTACTAGATCTGGCTATGGTGAGCCAGTTTTTTACATTGAGCCAGTTACCGGCAATATCATCTCATATGAAGAAAATGCAAAAGTTGGACTTACTACTCAAAATTTGTATGGTTTAAAATACTTTGATCAACCATACCTTAAAGATATTGGAGATACAACACTTGGAACTTTTGTTGGTCAAATTGGACTTGGTTCAACAGAACTTATTATTATATCTCAGGATCCAGATGATTTAATCGTTGGATTTGATACTGGAAATGTAATCACATGTTCGAAACAAGGAGTCTTCCCATCAACTACAAATACAATTGTAGGATTTGGTACGACAACAGTCAGTGGAATCTCTACTTCTTTAAATGAACTTATTGGGATCTCGACAGATCCATTTTATACTATCTCTCTTATTTTAAAAGATTCTACGATTGGGTTTTCGTCCATACCAGAAGCTGATGGATCTTATGTTGATTATACCGTTGTGATTTCACCTGATGACTTTGAAGCAGAGAAACCAAGATTTAAATATGAACTTAAGGTATCTAAAAATAGCAATAAAAGAAAAAAATTCACTAAGAATCCATTTTCACCAGAAACAATTGGAATTTTAGATACAACCACAGCAGGAACTGGTTACAAAGTAAAACTAGATAATTCTGGAAGTCCTTCAGCGACTCAAGAATGGAAACCAGAATTAAAAGGATCAGAAATTGGAGGAGATAAAATAAAAGAACCTAATGTTGGTGGTGGTAAGATATTTTTCCCTACTGGTTTTGCATATCGCCCAGTTGTTTCGCCAGGAGTACCAGCATCAAAAGGAACTAGTCTTAGTGGAATTGATATTGCATTATTAGCAAATTATTATGAGTCAACTCCATCTTGTACGGCTGCAGTGAATAATGCTGTAAATACAGCAGCTTCAAATCAAGCAGCAAAGGAGTCTTCTATATCTGGTCCATGTGTTGCAAATATAGAGGACGCGGCAAATGCAATGAGAAATGAAAGAAGTGAATATGCTCTTAGAATATGGGGAATGAGACAATCCATTGGAAATCAAAATAATGAACTAGATGAATTAGAGGCTCTTGATATATACTTAGAACAGAGTTCACCCATCATTGATGGTAAATCGTCATCCAACTGCGTAGAATAATGAAAAACACAACTCATAAAATTGACCAAACAACCTTATCAGTTCGTGGTAAATTAAATCAATCAAATCAAATTGAATTACCAAAATCTTGGAAGGATTTGGTAGACCCAAGAACAATCACTGTTTGTTTGACGCCAATTGGATCACATCAGAATTTGATTGTAAAAAGAGCAGATTCGGAAGAAGTTGTCATACAGTCAAACGGAAATATTCCAATTCAATGTTACTATCATGTGTTTGCGCAACCTAAATAACTTATAAAAGTGTTAATATAAAATGCCATACATAGGAATTAATACTGGAACTACACCAAATGATGGAACGGGTGATACTTTAATTGATGGCGCAGTAAAAATAAATCAACAATTCCAAGAATTATATGCTAGTGTTGGAGTAAAAAATTACACTGTTACTGATACTAGTAAAGTTCTTGGTTTGAATGAATTTTGTACAGTAACTGCATCAAATGTGCAATTATCTTTGCCATCAGTTCAAACTAATGGATCTACCGTTCAAGTTTGTATTGCAGGAGCATACACAAACACTACAATACTTAGACCTCCTGGTCTTGGTGATGGAGTGAAAATCATGGGTCTAGCAGAAAATTTGACTATAGATCAATCAAATGTAACTGTTACACTTGTTGGAATTCAAACTATTTCTGGCACTCCAAGTAGTTTTGATTGGAGAATAGCTTGATTATGCTTTTACAAATAAATATAATTAATTAACAACATAGTCTGATGGCATATCAAGGAATAACTACTGATGTAGGTAGTGCCGATAGTTTATATCAGGGAGCACTAAAGATTAATAGTAATTTTGAAGAACTCTACACTGCTTTTGGTGATGGCACCAATTTGAATTTCAACAGTAAGTATGAAACATTTAAACTATCTGCAACAGATACAATTATTCTTGATTTTTCTTTAAATGAAAAGATTGGATATCTTCCCAGTCCAACAGGACCATTAGCACTTAGTATACGAAATATCCCGATTCCATCTACATCGGATCAATCAGCAATTACATTTAGTATATTTGTGAATCAACCAGCAACTCCACAAACCTTTAGTGGCACAGTTAATTTTATTACTTCTCCATTTTCTACTAATATACCTATTCGGTGGCAAGCTGGAGCAACACCAACTGGAAATGCATCTTCAATAGATGTATTTAATTTTATTCTAATCAATACAGGAACTGCTGGAACTTTAGATGACTATACCGTAATTGGTAATCTAAATGGAGGTTATGCATAATGCCATTTTTATCAAAAACAGCTGATAATCTTGGGTTGATTTTTGCTGGTCCAACAGAAGGTCCATTTGAATTTTTTGTTGAGTTGTTTGGAGAGGGATTTGCTGACACTGTATATAACAATACCTCTAATGGTATTATAGTTAGTAGCCCAGTAGTTGAAAACGGAGCAGGTGGATATACAAAACTTTTAATGCAAATCCCGGAGGATAATGGCAATGTTTTACAAATAAGACCAAATTTTTATGCTGGCGGAAATGAAAATATTTCAAGTAGTGGAAATGTCGATACTTCATTTATCGTAGTAGAAAGTTCTGGTGGAGATGCAAGTGGAATAGCATTAAACGATATTTGGTTAGCTATTGCTGGCGGTGGTGGAAAAGGATCTTATAATTATACTGGAACCTCTGGTAATGCTGGTGGTGTTCCTTTTAGTTCATTTACTACTACTCCTAGGGGTGTTGGGGGAAATGGTTTGGGTGGATACAATATATCTAATCCTTTAGCTACTCCTATTGTAGGCGATGACGCCAACACAATTCAAGTAGCGAATATTATTGGATCTACTTTTAGTGCAACTTTCCTCGTTCAAGGTGCTAGTGGTGGAGGTACTCCAGGTGGAACTATAACACCACAAAATAGTGGTGGTGGAGGTGGAGCAAACATAAGAATATGGTATGAAAACAATACACTAGATGGATACCTGACTTCACTCCCTAATGTAAAAATGACTTATGTTGATTCTGCTGATGGAGCTTGGGAGGGACCACCAAAAGTTGTAGTTTCAAGTCCTGTCACTGGAATATCTAAAACATTTACATCTAATACTGATATTTCTATTAAAGAACTGAATTACATATTGGAACCATCGACAGAAGAAGTTGCATTTAATATCGAATTGTTTGGAGAAGGAAAGGGTGATATTGGTTTAGTTCGATTGGGACTAACAGGACCGTGTGGATCAGTTACCCAAACTCCTGTTCCAACTAGTAGTGGATCTGGTGGATATACAAAACTTTCCATGGTTGTTCCATTGGATAAAACCATATCATTCCAACCAAAATTTTATAGAGGTGGTGACCTCAGTGTAACTGAAAATGGTATAACCAATGTAAGTAGAGGTGTAGCTGGTGATGGGGCGGCATTTGCTATTGATGGAGAATGGATGGCAATTGCTGGTGGATCATCGCAGGTGGGATATGATTTATTTTTGCGTGAGGTGAGATCGGGCACATGTTCACCGCCAGGTGGATACTCAAGTATACAGAATATCATTGATAATATAATAGAACCTACAACAAATGGTGGTGGAGGAGTGAATGTTGATAATCCAACTGCATCTCCAAGTATTGGCACAACAGCATTTGCCAATATTCCGATTAGTGGGACAACTGGAACTTTTCCAAATAGTGTATCTACATTTGATGGCACTTTTGGATCACCAGGTGGAGCAGGTGCTTTTGCTGGGAATGCTGGAGTAGCAGGAAAAGGAAATATTAGAATTTATGCTGATACTAGTGGTATAAGCACTTCAGGATCAATTCCATCTGTTCCTGAAGTTTTTATGAGACTTGTTGACAGTGCAGATGGGTTCTGGGTCGGTCAGTCAAAAGTTGTAGTTACAAGTCCTGTGACTGGACTATCTACAACATTTACACAAGATACTGATATGAGTGCTAGAGAACTGAAAGCTCTATTAGAACCAACAACTGATATTGCTTTTGATATTGAGTTATTTGGTGAGGGGATAGGTAGTGATCCCAATCTTGTCAGTGCAACATTTTTTGGTCCGCCATCTAGTGATATCATTACTCCTGTTGCAAATAATAGTCTTTTGGGTGGATACACTAAACTTCGTGTAATAGCTCCAATAATTTCTAGTATATCTCCGCAACCAAGACTATACTCAGGTGGAGCTGGAAAGAGAGCTGATGGCTCTAGTACTGGTCGTCCTGCTGCGTATGCCGCAGCATTTGATATCGATGGAGAATGGATGGCAATTGCTGGTGGATCTGGAGTAATCAAATATGAAGAAAATTCAAGTTATAGTATTGATAATACTGCTACACCAATACAAAGATTTGGACAATTGACAATTTCTAATTTGGTGCAACCTGTCGTCCCAGGTCGTGGAGGAGTGAATGTAACAAATCCAACAGCTTCTCCACAAAATGGAAGTGATTCTCTTGTAACTTATAGCTTTACTAATGCTTTCCCTAATTTTTCGTCGTCTGGCTCACTTGGAGGTGGTGGCGGCGGTGGAGCTCCAGGTGGAAGTAATTGGGTTGGGACAACTCCAGCACAAGGTGGTGGTGGAAATATTAGAGTTTGGGCAGAAACAGCAGCAGCAGGAATAGCAACATCTAAAGGTGATCTTACATCAGTCCCTGGAGTTTATATGAAACTTTTGAATTCTAGCAACGGAACCTCAAGCGGTATAGCTAAAGTCGTAATTACAAGTCCAATTACTGGAATTGCTGTGACTTATACTAATAATAGTACTTTTTCTATCGAAAATTTAAGAAGTATTTTGTATCCTGGAATATCATTTTAATTAAAATACATAATACTATAATAAATAAAAAAAAGGAAATAATTTAAATGAGCACTTTAAGTCAATTTTTTGGTGGTGCAACGACTTTACCAATCCCAATATCAGAAGATGCATTTAGAATCGACATAGTTGTCGTAGGTGGAGGCGGTGGAGCAGGAGCTGGTTCTTTTTTTTATACTGGTGGTGGAGGAGGTAGAGTAATAGAGGTATTTGGAACTTTAATTGAAAAAAATAAACTATATACAGTTACAGTTGGCGCTGGTGGACCTGTAAACAATACTAATACACCTAATAGTGGTACTAATGGTGGAGATAGTGCTTTTGCTGGATACCTTGCTCAGGGAGGAGGAACTCTAAACTCTAGAACTGGAGGACGAGGAGGTTCTGGATGTGGTAATGTACCTCCCCTATTTTCAAGTTTATCTACTTATCTTGGAGCAAACCCTAATGATACTTCATTGATTTTCAGTTACGGGAATTCCGGCGGTCCTGGAAGTGGGGCTAATGTGTCATTAGGAGGAGGAGGAGGCGCTGGCGGCGTTGGCGGTACTGGCGCTGCAGGCGGACAAGGCGGCAATGGTGGTGCTGGTCGTGTAACATATATTCCCATAAATAATGGACTTACTCTTGCTCAGGGTGGTGGTAGTGGTGGAGGTACCTCACAAGGATCTCCACAAGGTAATGGAGCCGATAATACCGGAAATGCTGGTGGCGGTAATGCCGGTGCTGGTGGCAATGGTGGTAGTGGAACCGTTTATGTTGCATACCCAAACACATTTCCTTTAGCAACAACTACTGGAGATGCTGTATTGTTTTCAGCTCTTGCTCCAATTCCAAGTGAAATTAGAACTGGATATAATGTATATCAATTTAGAGGTTCAGGTACAATTACATTCAATTAATATAGAAACACTATGGCACACTTCGTAGAACTCAATCGCAATAATACTGTTATTCGTTGTATTGTAGTAAGCAATCAGGTTATTATTAACGACCAAGGACAAGAAAGCGAAGAAATAGGTATTGCTTTCTGTAAATCTTTATACGGTGAACAAACAATCTGGAAACAAACCAGTTACAATGCTAATTTTAGAAAAAATTATGCTGGAAGTGGATATACATATGACGAATCACTAGATGCATTCATCCCACCAAAACCACATAATTCTTGGATTCTAAATACCGAAACTTGCAATTGGCAAGCACCAGTTCCTATGCCAGAATTTGATCCACAAAAAGGATATTATGTTTGGAATGAACAATCTATTTCCTGGGACTTCAACGAATTTCCTTCAACCACTT